CCCTCCAGCTGTCCGGTCAGGCCGAGGCCGTAGACGCGCCACCAGTTGGCGTTCTTCTTTCCGCGCTCGATGTCTTCTATCTGTGCCTGCGTGAGAAAGCGGTTGTCCTTGTAGGTGCTGACTATCGTGCGGAAGCGAGGGTCCGTGGCGAGCTCGGTGTGCGCCCAGAACTCGTGTGTCGGATTATAGTCCACGATGACGAACTCGCGCGTTCTGATCATGAGCTGGCGCGCGGTCTCCCATCGGATGTTCTGCCCCTCATTGATGAACAGGATGTCACGGCTCGGACCGTGCACGCGGCTAGGGGAGTCGCACGAGAAGAACTCGATGATCGTGCCGGACGCGAACGTGAAAGTGTGGTCCGTCGCATTCCATCGGGCGTCGTCCCTCAGCGCTCCGGATATGACGCCATCGTCCTGCAGGATCTTCTCGAAGTCACGGATTGCTCCTTTCTTCAGGTGTGGCAGGGTCTCCGAGACCACGGAGATGAGCTTCTTTGCCGTAAGGGCTACAGCTATGAACACGAGGAACTGCAGCGCGGAGTAGGTCTTGGTGCTTCTCGTACCCCCGCGGCTGTCCACGCCTCTGAGTCCGTCCCTGTAGGCCTTGGCTATCTCGTCAAATACTCTCGTGGTCTCCATGCCCTGTCATTTGATCTCCCCAAGTATGTGGCCCGTCCGGGTGGCCTCCCTCGAGCGTCCTCGGGGTACCGTCGGCAGGCCCGAAGCGCGTCGGCCGCCTGGGGAGCTGTTATCCTATTGCTTCTTGTCTTTGTCCATGATGTCCTGAAGCACCTGCGCGGTCTCAGGGTTCGTCACGTTCACAGTGACGCCCTTGACCTCGGCGTTGACGTCATGCTGCAGCTTCTCGGCATAGCCTCTGTCGCGGCCCTTCGTCTTCATGTAGAAAATTGTCGAAGCCTCGGACCCGTCCTTGATGAGCTTGTACAGCTGCGTCTCAACGAAATCGACGGCAACCTCCGAGATTTCCTTGCAGGCCTTGTCGAACTCCGGGTACATCTCGCGCCAGCGGTATATCGTGGAGCGCTTGACGCCTATCATCTGAGCGGCCGGAGTCACCACGCCCAGAGTCTTCTCGAATGCGATGAGGAACTCGGCCATGAGCTCCTTACGTCTCGCGACCGAGTACTTCTGTGCCTTGTGGTTGTGTATACTCATATCAGTCTATCTTTGTGGCCTTGCGGCCGGTGAATTTCTCCCAACGGGCGATGATCACGTCGCAATACCTAGGGTCGTATTCCATAGTCCTACAGGTTCTATCAAGCTGTTCGCACGCCATCAGTGTTGAACCGGAGCCTCCGAACAAATCGATAACCTGCCCCCCCCCGTCTGGTCGAGTTCCTGACGAATCGGCCCATCAGAGGGATAGGCTTCATTGTCGGGTGCTCCGCATTCCTTGCGGGCTTGTCCTCCTTGATAATGTCCGTTGCGAGGGCGTCTCTGTCGAACACTCGCTTGCAGAAGTCTCTGAGTGATGCTTTGTCCATCTTGTCAAAGTCCGGCCACTCGTCCACCACTGTGCACTGTGTCCTGTCTTCAGTGAAATAATGGGAAGCGCCGGCCTTCCATCCGTAGAGACACGGCTCGTGTTGCCACTGGTAGTCGCTGCGTCCGAGGACGAGGCTGTTCTTCACCCATATGAGCTCCTGCTTGTAGAGGAAGCCGGCCTCGCGGTAGGCGGCCATGAAATTCTCGGTCTCCTTGTGAGCAAAGAAAACGTAGTTAGCCGCTCCAGCTTTGAGCGCGTTGTACATGCACTTGAAGGCCTTTGTCAGAAACTCTCTGAAGGCGCCGCTGCTCATGTTGTCATTTTCTATCTTGAGCTTGTCCTTCGTGCCCCCCTCGTATGCCACGTTATACGGCGGATCTGTGACAGAGCAGTCGCCTAGCGTGCCGTCCATCAAGCGCTCCACGTCTTCGGCGCTGGTACTGTCGCCGCACATGAGGACGTGGCGTCCGAGCTGGTAGAGGTCTCCCTTCTTTGTCTTCGGGGTCTTGATTGCGTCCACAGCGTGGTCCACGTCGAAGTTGTCGTCCTTTGCTTCCTTCTGCTCTAGTTCGATTTCTTGTGTATCGAAGTGCAGCCCCCACGCATCGTAGTCATACCCGAAGTCCATCCAGTCCTCTCTGAGCAAGTCGTAGTCAAATTCTCCGAACGAACTGTTGTCTTTCTGGATGATCTGACGCAACTTGTCAGGCTCCGTGTGTACCGGAAGGACCGCGCACATCATGTCTATCCATCCCAGATGCTTCTTTGCTGCTTCCAGTCTCATGTTACCCCCGAGGACGATGTAGCGTCCTTCCCAAGGGTACACAATGCAACCACGCGCGTCTGTAAGTTCCGGGGTGTCCTCCATACTTAGCGCTAGGTTTTCCAACTCCCTGCGGGTCCATTTTCTAGGGTTCTTCGGGACTCCGGGAATCTGACCCGTGTTGGAGTCCAGCTGATCGATGTCTATGCGTCTGAACTCTATCATGCCATGACGTCCTCCTTGCCGCTCCATCCTTGTATAGTGCTGACAATGCCTATCTTGCAGTTGGCGCAGTTGATGCAGCCACGCCAGAGCTCGCCCGTGTGCTTGTGGATATTCTCCAGCCACATCTTGTCGCCGTCGATCTCGACGATCTTGCCCACGAGCTTCCTGTCGGTCCCGCGCTGGTCACGGTAGTAGATGATGACGCGATGGCCCAGGAGTCTCTCGTAGTCCTGAGCCGCGTCGTGTCCGGTGTTGAAGTATTCGTCCATAATTCCGTAGATTTCCCGTTATTTTTGTTCTGTCGCGGGTGCCGCGAAGCCTTGCCCGCGAAGTTACAAAAGTGACGCCAATAGCGACACTATTTATTTGTTTTTTCTGCATAAATTTCTCGTATCATGGCAAGAAGCGACTCCTGTGCGCTGTGCTTGCCGTTGACAGCCCTGATCACACGCTCGTCGATGGTGCCCTCGCATATCAGACGGTAGCAGAGGACCGGACGCTCCTGGCCCTGCCTGTGCAGTCGTGCGTTCGCCTGTTGATACTGCTCGAGGTTCCACGTCGGCGTATACCAGACGATGATGTGGCCGCCCTGCTGCATGTTGAGACCGTACTGGACCGAGGCAGGCTGACAAAGCATCAGACGGATCCTTCCTGCGTTCCAATCCCGAAGTATGTCGGGTTCCCCTGAAAACGTTACAGGCTGTAACGCCTTGAAGCGTTCCTGGAGTCGGGTTAGTTCATGCTTGTACTGGTAGAAGACCAGGACCGGCTCGTCGCCTGCCGTCTCTATGATGTCGTCCAGCGCCCTGAGCTTGGCGTCGCTGACCTCGTGCCATCCATGCTCGGTGTCGTACATCGCTCCTCCTGTGAACTGCAGGAGCTTGTTTGCCAGTGACGCTGCGGTGAGTGCCTCGATGTCCTTGCCATCAAGACTCATCAGCTGCTCGCGCTCGAACTCCCGGTATGCTCTGGTCTCGGCGTCGTTCAGGGCGATGCGCACGTCGGACTCGATGAGGTCAGGTACCTCAAGCCAGTCTTCAGCCTTGAGGCTCACGGTGACGTCGCTCATGAGTGCGCTGATCTCCTCGTGTGCTCCCGGTCTCAGGTGCCAGTCGTAGACCACGTGTCCGTTGGATCTTCCCGGACGGAAGTATCGGGAGCGATAGGCGCCCAATGTCTTGCCGAGCCTCTGTCCCATGTCGATGAGCCACATCTGGCTCCAGAGGTCCATGTGTCCGTTGGGGCTCGGCGTTCCTGTCAGGAGTATGAGGCGGCGGATGTGCGGACGCACCTTGCGCAGCGCCTTGAAGCGCCGGCTTGCCGGGTTCTTGAAGCTGGACGACTCGTCGATGATGACCGTGTCGAAGGGCCATCCCATCTGCGCGTTGACAAGCCACTGCACGTTGTCGCGGTTGATGACGTAGATGTCCGCGGGTGTCGTGAGTGCCTTGATGCGTCTGCGTTCGTCGCCCATGACGACGGAGACGCGCAGGTGCGCCAGGTGGTCCCACTTGGCGCACTCGCTCGTCCACGTGTTCTCCGCCACGGACTTGGGTGCTATGACCAGGACTCTGGAGATCTCCACGTAGTCCTCCAGCAGCTCCTGTATTGCCGTCAGGGTGGTCACGGTCTTGCCGAGTCCCATGTCTACGGTGAGGAAGGCGTAGCGGTGGTCTATGATGAAGTCCTTGAGTCTCGTCTGGTATGTGTGCGGTTTGTATTGCATCGTTTGCCAATTTATTGACGTAATTTGTCAAATCTCGCGTATTTCGGGACAAATCAGCCCCATTTCTTCAAGCATTTCTTCTCTTTTCTTGGTAAGGTCCGGCAGCATTTCCAGTGTTGCGTCCACGGCTGCCAGATACTCGTTCAAGCTCTCGGCAGAATCAATGACCTTGCAGTCAAAGCCCATCGCGGTCAGCTTAGTCATTGCATGTTGTTGGAGCTTGGTGGGTTTCTTGCCTGTGCTCTTCAATTCGACGAATGTCAGAATTCCTGGCGGCAGCAGGCAGATCCTGTCGGGGATCCCGCGGTGGAACTGGGACGTGTATTTCAGGGCCATACCTCCTCTGGCCTCTATCTCTCGGACCAGTCGGGCCTCGAGTGTCTTTTCGCTTTCTTTCGTTTTTTGCATGTCGTTAATCAATTTTAAATTCCACAAATTCTTTTCCTGTCTTGCAGGCCTCTGTGATTTCGTTGTACGCCTGTGTCAGTTGTCGGAGTTTCTCGCGCTGGCTCATGCTTTCCTCGTAATGCTCCGCTACCCATTCGGAATACATCCCGTCGGTAAAGGTGACGCGGAGATAAGCTGTGGCGTGTTTTTCTGAAAGCCTCACGCGGACTATGTCTTTTGTTCTAATCAGGGTTCTCATGTCTTATTGTCTTTTTGCAAAATGTCGAAAGTCTTTAGCTTCGAAGATGTTGATGTGCGGGCGTTCCTCGTATTGCTTCAGGACGTCGGCCTCGGCTTCGGGATCCTGCCAGCAGGTGTCCAGCTGGTGACAGAGGAGCAGGCTCCAGTACCTTCCGTCTGCCTCGTGGCTGTCGAAGGCCTCCGCGTCGAAGGGTTCAGTCCCGTGTGCGGTCATGACCTGCGTCTGGTCTGCCATGAAGTTATGCTGATAAAGGGTCCTGATCCGATCCGCAGCCCTGCAGATCTCCTTGGCTGCCTGTGCTCGCTTGAACCTCCAGTCCGACTCGGTCCATCTGTCCTTGAACTACATGTCGAAGTATTCCAGGAACATCTGGGTAGACGTGGCGGCTATCATCATGGCCGTGAGTATGAAGTTCAGTCTCTGCTCCTCCTTCTCCACCATTGCCTTCCGCTTCTGTTCCACCTCGGCGGCCAGCTGCTGCGGGGTCATGAACCTTCCGCATGCGTACAGGATCGCTCTTGTCTGCCGGTTGGTCTTGACGCAGAAGCCCTCCCTGAAGAACGCGCATTCCGCGCAGGTGTTTCTTGTGTTCGTAGTGTTTGCCATTTTGTTTGTATTTTGCTTTTGTGGGACAATGGGACAATCTTATACGCGTACATTTCTAAAATGCGCGATTAGGCGCGCTTTGGCGTGCTTGTTCTGCCTAATTGCCTATTTTTATAGTTTCAAGGCGTTTTTATTGTCCCATTGTCCCGTTTGTTATTTAAGTTACTGATTTTCATTGATTTATTTGTGGGACAATACTGCGGGACAATAAATGCGAGCATTGTCCCATTGTCCCGTTGTCCCAGGCTATTGTCCCGTCATTGTCCCGTGCGTTCCTCGGTCACTTCGTAGGTCCTCTGTCTGCCGTAGACCTTGTCGTAAACTCTGCCGATTTCCCTCAGCCATCCGAAGCCGCGGAGGATCTGATTGATCTCCTTGGTGCGGTAACGTGTGCGCTCGTCTATCGGTTGTCCGAAGCATTCCGCGAGCACCTCGACGGCGGTGATGGTGGTTCTTTTCTGCAGTGGCACCAGGGACTGGATGTCCGCACTGTTTCCGTTCTGGAAGTACTCGCGTCTCTGTCTCATGCCCAGCTGCTCCCAGTTCTCCGGGATCTCCCTCTTGATGAAGGCTTCGATGATGCCTGTGCGTTCGTCGGCGGCCACCTCGTTGTGGTCTTCCTGTCTCTGCTGCGCGGCCTTCTCCAGTTCTCTCGGGAGATAGAGCTTCTCTCCGGTCCTGTATCTGTGCAGGGCTTCGGCCCACAGCTGGTCGCGTTCCTCGTCAAGCTGTGACCATACGTCCTTGTAGGCGATGTCCACATCGCACTCGACGGTCCAGAACCTGCGGTTGCCTGTGTCTCCCTTGAGGAACGCTGGCTCGTTGGTCGTGGCGAAGAATACGCACTGACGAGGGTAGACTTCGACCTTGCGTCCGTATGCGGGCCTGTAGCTGTCTTCCTGCTTGCTGATGAACGCCTTGTATGCCTCTGAGGTCGACTTCTTGTAGTTGGTGAGTTCGCCGAACTCGATGAGCCATTTGCCGCGGATCTGCTCCATGCCTTCCTTGCCTTCTATGCTTGTGAGGCTGTCGTCGAACCAGTCGCCGCCCATGATCTTGACGAGTGTGGACTTGCCGATGCCCTGCGGGCCTATGAGGGTGAGGATGTAGTCGTACTTGCATCCAGGGTTCATGACGCGTGCCACGGCAGCCGTGAAGTGCTTGCGTGTCATGGCGCGTGTGAGGTCGTTGTCAGCGGCTCCCAGGTAGTCGATGAGCATGGTGTCCAGCCTCTCGGTACCGTCCCATTTCAGGCCCTCCAGCCACTCGCGTACGGGGTGGAAGGTGCGCTGGCTCATGGCGAGGTCGTTTGCGTCCAGAAGGGCCTGCTTTCCGGTCAGCTGATAGTGCCTGCTGACGTAGTCGATGAGTCCGTTGTCGTCGCTGTTGTTCCAGAACGGATCGGCCTCGTTGCCGTTGCGCCACGGCAGCTCTCCGCAGACGCAGTCGCGTCCTCTGAAGGCATCGCGTCTGACCTTGTCCCTGAGCCTCGGGTCGTTCCTTACTATGAGTCCGAAGTTGAACGGAGAGGGGAGGAAGTGACGGCGGCGCTCGTCCATCTGCATCTCCTCGGTCCACTTCAGGTCGGCCTCCTCCTGGCCCTTTCCTTCAGGCTCGGTCTCTCCGACTTGTGCGAAGTCCTCGGCGAGTTCCTTCATTCGCTCCTTGGCCCTTTGTCCGGAGGTGCGCTTGTCGGATCTTGCGTGGGCTTCCATCGCCACGAAGCTCGGCACCTTGTTGACTGGTGTGGCTTCGGTGTCGGTGCCCTCGTCGAGGTCTCCGAACAGGTGCAGTCTCACGAGGTCGAACGCGTTGCAGAGCTTGCCTCCGCACGGGTCGGTGCCGTGATGGCTGTACGCCCATGTGTCGTCGTATGTGACCATGCCTCCGAAGGTCGAGCCTTCCGCGTAGGTCCAGCGGTCCTCCTGCGCTGTCGGTGTGTAGACTCCGGGGAGGAAGGTCTCGATGGCTTCGGCGATGCCGTAGGTGCGGCAGAACGCTCCGATGATGCCGGGCTTGGTGCGGGGATCCTCCTGCCTGGCTCCGCGGCTGACTGGGTTGTGCATCTCGTGCACTGGCCACTCGGCCACGTTGCGCCAGTCGGAGTATGTCCCGAGGACCTGGTCTGCATCGACCGGCTCGCCCTCTCCGGTGAGTCCGATGAACTCGGCGTCGCGTGATGCGCTCGGCCAGTACATCAGCCGGCTCGGCTCGTAGGTGCTCTGGTCGAACAGGTCGAGTCCTATCTCGTCCGCGAGTCGTCTGGCTATCGGTATGTACTCGTCTGCGCTGACCTCTCTGGAGAGCGGGAGGACGAGCCTGAACCTAGGAGCGGCCGGTGTGTGGCTGTGCGTCGTGTAGAGGCACCATGCGGTGCCGGCGAGCGCGTCGGCCACGATGTCCGGCACGCCTGCCTTGCCGAAGTCGATGTCAAGGGTCACGAGGCTGCGGCTCAGGACCTCGGAAGCCTTGCGGTGGGTTCCCTGGAAGGAGCCGCCCACGAAGCCTCCGATGTCCTTGACCTTGCCCCTCTGTGCCTTGGTCATCGACTTGTATTCTGCGACGGACTCGGCGGTGCGCTTCACCTTCGTGAGCTTGGCGCAAAGCTGCTGCCACGTGATCTCGCGCGGCTTCCACTCGGTCTCCAGCCTTGACCGTCCTGTTGTTATCTTGTACGTCAGCATATTACAGCTCTTGAGTGATTGTTCTTCTGCATGTTACCTCCCATCCGTGGGCTCTGAGTGCCATGACCATCTGCTCGTCGGTCAAGGTCTCCCTGACTACGATCTTGTTGGCTGTGCTTGGCGCGGTCGTCTCTCTCTCTCTCTCTCTTGGACGGTTGCCTTTCGCTCTGGATGTCGCTTCGTTCATACATTTCTTGCACCATCTCTGCTTGCCGTCCTTGGCGGATTTGTTTGAGCCGAAGGCGTCAAGCGGCAGGTCTTGTCCGCATCTGCTGCAGTGCTTGGTGGTCGGGGTTGTGGTCTGTTCGGTTGTATGTTCCATGGTTTCTGAATCTTCAGGGTTGAACTTGTCGTTGATGGTCAGGGCGTGGTCGCATGCGGGAAGCAGGGCCCCGACGTCCTTGCGCTTGTGTCTGCAGTAGCCTCCTGTCTGATACATCGGGCAGTCGAGGCAGGTCACGATCCTGCTCATGACTCGGCTTCCTGCTGGCAGTCATAGACGCCCATGACTATGCGCTTGCTCTCGAGCGTCTGCTTCTTCAGTGCGGCGATCTCGGCTTCGAGTTCTCGGATCTGTCCCTTTATCATCCTGAGCTTGCTGTAGTAGTTCTCGGTCAGTTCGTCCGCCTTATTGCGGAGTTCTCCCAGGAGCTGCAGCCTGGTCTCGCGTTCTTTCTGGTAGGTAATCTCAATGTCCATGAGGTCCATTTCAAGATGTTTCTGTGTCATGATGTTAGAATTTTTATGAAGTTATTGATTTGATGTCTCATTCCTCCTTTGTGAGTTTCAGCGCCCAGGTGCATGCCCTGAGCAGAGGGGTGTGAATTGCCCCGACTATCAGTAGGGGGGGGCTGCATATCAGCAAAGTAACTGCTGAGACGATTAGTCTAGTTGTTCGGTTCATAGGCTAGTCCTCGACATTATAGTCTTTGTAATGTGCCATCATGCAGTGTGTACCAGGTATCAGCCAGGATATTCACACCATCGACTTTGAATGACTTGATGTCTACGATCGGGTAGGAAATGCCGTTCCAGTCGCCACGTTCTGCAAGAATGATCCATCCATCTTTGCCGGCTTTTGCCTTACCGTTTTTACCCAAAGACACTGCTACACCTTCGGTTCCGGTAGCCGATGCCGCTCCCTGACATCCGGTAGCCGATACCGCTCCCTGATATCCGGTAGCCGATGCCGCTCCCTGATATCCGGTAGCCGATGCCGCTCCCT